CGTGCAGGTGATTCTGGATGACTACCTTCTCGAAGGTATAGGTCAGGACATTTGGGCGCTATCCTACGTCGCCGACGAGTCCCGGCGCGGCACGTTGAACGCTTTCACCAATCTGTCTGTGCAGTCTCAGGCATACGCTCAACAAACCACGCTTGCAACGTTGCTTTCATCACCGGCTTACCAGAACCAAATCGCTGCCGCCTACGTGTCAACGTATAGCGACTGGGTAGGCATAAGCGACAAGGCTCGTGCTGACCTCGCTAACGTGATTTCTGACGCCATTGGGCGCGGGGTTAATCCGAAAGAAACGGCTAGCCTCATCAGCAAGCGTCTCAACGTGTCGATGTCTGATGCGAAGAACATCGCTCAGACTGAACAGGTCGGCGCACTCCGGAAAGCTCAGTGGGCGGAAACGACGTGGGCGAAAGAACGCCTCGGCCTGAATACTGGATTGCTCTGGTTATCAGCGCTTAAGCCGACGACCCGTGCATGGCACGCAGCACGTCATGGCAAGGTTTACACGGTTGAGCAGGTCGAAGCGTTCTATGCCGAGAGCGGGAACAGGTATCACTGCTACTGCGCAAACGTCCCGGTAATTCTTGGTGATGACGGAAAGGTGGTTAATGCAGGGCTTTTAGAAAAGCTCACCTCAGAAAGAAAAGCATGGGGTCAGTGAGCTTTGCATTCACACCGAATCAGTGACAGGGATACTTGTTTCTTAGAGCAAGTATAACGATCTCGCTACCTTTCTTATTTATCATGCCAAGGTTCTTTTCATAATAATTGAGTGTATCTGAAGCAAGTGTAGATGCAGTGACTGCGACAGGAATGCAAAAAAGCTTTCCGTCAAATGAGTCCACAATTCCATTTACATAGCCCATGTAAGCTGAACCATTAATCTGATTTTCTATGGACTGATTGCCTGTAGCCTCATCGCGAAACGCTGTTCCGAGGTTAAGCAACCTTTCACCCGTTATCATATAAGCGTGAGATGAATTTGCCGCAATAATTACTACCAATCCCAATAAATATTTAAGCATTTCAATTCCCTTCATTTAAACAATCATTATCGGCAGTTTGCAAAAAACCTTTAGATAAGAGGACACAGCATGTCACGCATCTGCGTAAACGTGCTGTCGGTCATCAACTCCGCTTCAAACATCACTACCGAGACAATCAACGGCAAACCACACATCGTGGTTCGTGGCGTCACGCCTATCGTTGACGACATAGTTATGAATCGGAAGTTATACCCGGCAGCTGAAATTGAAAAAAGCTACAAGTCGCTTGAGCGCAACCCTATGCCATTCGGACACCCGAAGGTAAATGGTAAGCACATTTCTGCGCGGGATGTTCAGGCGGTTAATGACTACCACGTGGGTGCCTGGCTGCAAAACGTTAACCGTGATGGCGGCAAGGTTTCAGGCGATATGTACGTTGACCGGCGTTATGCCGAGGGGAGCGAAAACGGGAAGCGCCTCGTTCAGCGACTGGATGACATGGCTGCTGGCAAGAACGTAGAACCAGTCCACATCTCAACCGGCCTGCTTCACAAAGAAATCACCGCTAACGGCGAATCCAAGGGTAAGCGTTACGAGAAGATCGTCACCAATATGGATTTCGACCACGTAGCCGTACTGCTCGACCAGCCTGGTGCCGGCACGCCGGAGGAGGGCGTAGGCATCTTCGTAAACGCCGAAGGTGACGAGCAAGAAATCGAAACTGCAAACATCGCAGACTCAGCAGTTCCAGACCCGCAAGACCCCGCTCTAAAGCAGTTCTTTAACCAATTCATGGCGTTTTTCAGCGCCAATAATAAGCCCGTCAAAGAGGAAATAAACCCGATGAAAGAACTCATCACCAACGCGCTGAAAGCGAAAGGCAAAGAGGTCGAAGGCAAGACCGAGTCTGAGCTGATGGATGCGTATAACCAAATGGTAGCCGACGACGTCAAAGCGAAAGCTGATGCTGAAAATAAGGCTAAAAAAGAGAAAGCAGAGGCTGACAAGAAGGCCAAAGAAACTGCCACCAACAACGAAGAAGCTCCGGCTTGGTTTAAACCCTTCGCTGAAAAGCTGAACTCTATCGAAACTGGACTGACCGCCAACTCTGACAAAGAGAAAACCGATAAGCGCGCAGCTGTAAAAGCGAAGTTTGCTCTCGATGACCTGGCTGTCAATGCTCTGGACGGTGTCGCACTTGATGGCTTGTTTGCTCAATGCCAAACCTCTACCGGCCTGAATAGTTCTTACCGTCAAGCCAACTCATCAATCAGTCAGCGAAATGCCGGAGTAAATAATGGCTAAAGATGGAAAGCACGTAATCCACGCGGGTGGCATCTTCGCAAACCCACAACTACATCGTGAAGGTGCGGCAGCGGCGGCTACTCAGCCGGGCACGGTTGGCTTCTTCGATAACACCACGAAGAAATTCACCGCCTCTGCAGATGGTAATGAAGACGCAATCCTGTATGTCGCCAACTACGACTACCTGCGCTGCAAAACGGTGGATGACACGATTGCGGCAGGTGATTGGGTTGTAGCGATGCATCCAACACCAGGCGTTTTCTTCAACGTTCCGGCAGCAACCGGCACTTATACAAAAGGTCAGCCTCTCTCTATCTTCAACGGTCGAGTGAAGGCGAAAGCAGCGGGCGAATCTATTCGTGCATATGTAGAAGAAGACCGTTCATACACCATTTCGACAGCAGGCCAGCTCCTGCGCGTTGTTATTAAGTAAGGAGCATCGAATGTTTGTATTTTCCACTAAGAAGGCGACTGAGACTGGGAACCTTGAGGCCAACATGGCTCAATTTCACGAGCTTCAGTTTGCACGCAATTCCAGTGCGCAGGCAGTAGCAGATTTTATCGCACGAACACGTGTGCGTGGTGAAGCTGCTAACGCTCCTGTGCTGGACGCTGTTAACGCAGTTGATGATATCCGCCGCCTGTACAAAGCATACGACCAGACTGTGCTGAAAGAGTTTGAGCCCAATACTGAGTTCACCCTGTTAAACGATCTGATGCCGCTGTCCCGCTCCGTTCGCCTGGAAGAGTCAGTGTATGAGTACGCTCGCACCGGTGGCCGTGGTTGGGCTCATACCTCAATGTCTGGCCAGATTGGTGCGGCGCTGGATGCGAAGTCCTACACTTTCGACGGCACCATGGTTCCTATCCACGACAGCGGCTTTAAGTTCAACTGGCGTGACCCAGTATTCAACAAAGGTTCTGCGTTGTCTTCTTTGGCAGATGCTCAGTCCGGCTCCGTTGATGATGTTCGCCGTCAGTACGTCGACTACATCTGGGAAGGTTTCCGCGATGCTGCTGGAAACTTTATCAAGTTTGACGATAAGACTTGGAAAGGTCTACGCCATGACGAACGTGTTGCCCAAGTGACGCTGACCGTTAACTTTGCAACCAACACTGATCCAAAAGCAATGCGGGCGGCTGCCATTGCTCTGCGCGACGTTCTGAAGCTGCAAAACCTGCAATACGGTCAGCAGACGTGGTACGTATCCAGCGACATCATGTCTAACTGGGAGCAGTACTTCGACGTTAACTCTCTGCGTACAGTGCTGGAAGAAATCGCGAAGCTGTCCGGCATCTCGGCCATCAAAGAAGATGCAGAGCTGACAGGCAACGAAATCGTGATTGTTCCTCTGCAAGCTGGTGTCATCGCTCCAATCGTTGGGCAGGCGTTCGGTACTGTTGCCGACCCTCGCCAGTTCTACAACTCTGACTACGTGTGGCGCACCTGGGGTGCGGCTGGCCTGATGGTTAAGCAAGACATCAACGGCCATTTCTCTGTCATCCACGCATCCAGCTAAGGAAAAATCATGGCACTCGTAAAAATTTTAGTAGCAAACCTTTTTGCCGGTGCCAACTTCCAAAAACCGGAGGTTGGTCAGTCATACGATGTTGATGACGCGGTTGCTGAAAAGTGGATCGCCAGCGGCAAGGCTGAAAAGTCATCCGATAAAAAAGGCGAGACGCTGGTGTTTGAGGTGGCAACACCTTCGGCTCCAGTCTCATCTGACACCAAAGCTTTGCAGGAGCAGATTGACGCCCTGGCCAAAGCAGCAGAAGACGCAGAAGCGGCACATGCCGAAGCTATCGCAGAAGTAACGAAGCGAGCAGAAGACGCAGAAGCGGCGCTGGCAGCAGCAACCAAAAAGGATAAATGATCATGGTGCAGATAACAGCCGCGCAGGTTAAACAGCAGTTATCTGCGCTTGGTTACACCATTCCTGATTTCATGATCGACGCTTACCTTTGCAAATTAAAAAGCATAAGTCAGTGCCTGGAGGCGGCTGGCTATGATGAATGCGACATGATGCTGATTCAGATGTACGCCGTCACTCTCATGGCGATCACTGCATACAGCCAGCGCATCAAATCTCAGTCAGCGCCTTCAGGGGCGTCGCGGTCATTCGACTATACGGGTGACGTGAAGACGATGCGTGACTCATTGGCGGCACTGGATACCGCCGGGTGTACAGGTTCGCTGCCGATTGATGTTGGCTCATCGGTTGGTTTCTTCGACGTTGTAGGAGGCTGATATGTCTGAACCGAAAGAAGACGACAAAGAAGAGAAGCCAGATTGCGAGAAGTGCCCGGATTGTCCTGGATGCCCTGACCAGTTCGAGGATTATCTCTCATGAGCGCAGCGGCTAACTGGAGCTACACGGCAGTAGCAACGTTGTGGAAAAAGCTTGATCAAGATGAATACGGCAAGCCTACGTATGACGCACCCATTCAAATCATGTGTGACTACG